CTACAAATACTTTCGGCCCGATTATCACATGGCTAGCGAACGTCTTAGTCCCATACTCAACGGACTCCGGCCGGTCGTTATCGGGATGGATCTGGGGCTTACCCCTGCTGCGGTCTTTGGCCAGAGTGATCCGCGGGGGCGGGCGCTAATACTTGCCGAAGCTGTAAGCTTTGATATGGGTGTTCAACGGTTCGTTCGGACTATCCTCAAACCGCTGCTCTACGAGAGGTTCTCGGGGGCTAACGTAATCGTCGTTGTAGATCCCAGCGGCATTGTCCGTGCACAGACTGATGAGCGCAGCGCCGTTGATATTATTCGTGCTGAGGGCCTCAAGGTTATGCCGGCGAGCACAAATAATGTGACCGCTAGGCTTGGTGCTGTTGATGATTATCTGATGCGTCACGCCGATGGTGATAGCGCTTTCCTTGTGGATCCGGGTTGTACGGCGCTGAAATCCGCCATGATGGGGGGATATCGGTTCCATCCGAAGACCGGCGCAATCGAAAAAAACAAGCATTCCCACGTTGCGGAGGCGTTGCAATACTTGATGTTACATATTGCATCTATCTCTGATGGCAGTATAGTACCCCAACGGAGGGACATAAAACCTCTCTCCGCCGCGGGCTGGACATAAATCGCCCACGGTTGGATTCCTCCCTGTCTCCAACTAAAGAAATCTCCCCGCTGCTCCTAGACAGCGGGGAGATTTTTTATTGCATAACTTCTTCCTGTAGTGTAGGGGTGTAAATCCGAATTTTTTTCTGGGGGATTTTTATGCCCAAAACAACTGTCGCTAATAAGTATGTTCGGTTCTCTGACAATCCTAAAATGGATAACAGTGGTATCAATGTCCGACAGAAAATGTCGATGTTCATCGGTCATAAGATGAAGGAAGTTACCGGTCCCCCTGTGGCCGGCGGACAAATCCGTGAAGCGGCTCTAGCTGCTGGGATATCTCATGGCGTTACAATTACCGACATGGCCTCGCTCAACGAAATTGCAGCCTTGGTTGCGAAGGGGGAGTCTGTATCCATGGCTGCGAATGATGTTGCACGGGAGTATGCGTTCGAGGAGCACGGCCGCGACGGTGACAGCATTATGCCGAGGGCGTACTGATGGATAATAATCCAGGAACGCAGGCTCGAAAACGTCGTGCTCTCACTTATACAAATCGGTCTAAGCCAAGGCTCCAAGGTGAGATTGTGCATGAGGGGTTAGCTAAGCGGCACCGTAAGCAACAAGCACTTGAGAAAGCAAAAGGTGATTTTTCTAAACTTGATAAGCACGGTCGCCCCACACACTTCAAAGACGGTAGCCCAATTCTGAGGTTTCGGTAGTGGCCAATCGTAAAAAAGTAAACAAAACAAAGAAAAAGAATAAGCGGAAAGTTAAACGCGGGGTTCGCCTTGCTAAAAAGGGATATAAATAATGGCTGATAAACTTAACATGAGTAAACGGCTCCAAAGCAATAACAACTTGTCTCGCATTGTGGAGGGGAATGAACGCCTTGGTGAGTTTGAAAACTCACCATTCAATTTGTTGGGTAAGGGAATTAACCGCGCGGCCGCTTTTCTCTCGGGTTCGGGTATCAAAGGTCTTACAAAAGAACGCGGTCGTGTTATACGCAGCACAATTAAAGCTACGAATATTATAAAAGGACGCGGTAAGGTCCGAGGACGCGGTAAGTAATGGCCGGCCTTAATTTTCTACGAAGAAAAAGAAGCGGAAGATTAAGCGTGAAGCTCGACTCACTACAAAAGGATATAAATAATGGACCGCAAGTATTCCAACAAGGATAACAAGAAGGGCAACATGAAGCGCATGACCCCTGGTGGTGTTGTTAAGGCTTTTGTTAAAGATTTAACTGGCCCTATTAGAGAAGGTGCATCTCTATTACATAATCTCTACAAAGGCGATACCGCTGGCACCGCAATGAAGAAGTTGAGGAAAAAATAAATGGCCGGCCTTAATTTTCTACGCATCGTTGGTAATGCTGAACTTATTCAGCAGGAGCAGGAGGCTGACCGCGAAGTAGCGTTACGCCAGGCTGAGCCGCTGATGCAAGGGCTCGCCGGTTTTCTACGGTCTGCATTTGAAGCTGCTGAAAAATCTAAGAAGCCAATTGAGACCGCGATGCTTAAGGCGTTGCGGCAACGTAACGGGGAGTACGAACCCAACAAGCTTGCTAGTATTAGTTCTCAAGGCGGTTCCGAAATATATATGATGCTCACCGAGGTGAAGTGCCGCGCGGCCGAAAGTTGGTTGCGCGATATCCTTATGGATACAGGTTCACCCCCATGGGACATCCAGCCAACGCCAAACCCGGATCTACCGGAAGCCCAGGACGAAGTCATCAATGATATATTGGGCGAGAAGGTTGCTAAGTTTATCGAGGAGATAGGGGTCGCGCCTAGCCCTGAGGAGGAACAACAACTCCGCGAAATGGGGGCGCAGGAACTCCGATTCAAAATATTACAAGAAGCCCAGACCCGCGCTGATAAGATGCGCCTTCGTATTGCGGATCAGTTTTCTGAGGGTGGGTTCTCCGAAGCTTTTAATGAATTTCTTACCGACCTTGTAACATTCCCGGTTGCTGTGCTGAAGGGCCCAGTTGTCCGTCGTCAACGCAAGTTAGCTTGGGATAAGGACGAGGAAGGTAAAACTATTGCTGTTACAAAGGAGGTTCTCGCTCCTGAGTATGAGCGGGTTGATCCGTTCCGCATTTACCCTGAGCCCGGCATCACAAAGATTGAAGATGGGTTTATGTTTGAGCATCACCCTCTGACACGCACCAATCTAGCTGAACTTATTGGTGTCGGTGGTTATGATGACGACGCTATCCGTAAGGTCCTTCGGGAAGGTACACACCAATCTTGGATCACATCTACAGTCAATTCTGCAAAAGATATCCAAGAGCGGAAGCATAATACTGAGAGCCGACCAACAGATATCTATGATGCCCTGGAGTTTTGGGGTCAGGTCAGTGGCCGGATGTTATTGGATTGGGGTATTAGCGAAGAATCTGTTCCTGATCCAGCCAAGGAGTATGACGCAAACGTGTGGATGGTTGGCACGTATGTCATCAAAGCTATTTTGAATTTTGACCCACTGGGTGAAAAACCCTACGCGGTAACTTCCTTCATCCGTAACCCAGGTGCGTTCTGGGGTAAGGGTATCCCTGAAATCATTGAGGATGTGCAGAACGTGGCCAATGCTGCGGCGCGCGCCTTGGTCAACAATATGGGTATTGCCTCTGGGCCGCAGGTTGAAGTCAACCTCGAACGGATCCCACCGAACGAAGATATTACGCAGATGCACCCATGGCGTATCTGGCAAACTCTTAACGATCCGTTGGGTGGCACAGCGCCGGCCGTTCGGTTCAACCAACCTAATGATAACTCGGGTGCCTTACTTACTGTGTTCGAAAAGTTTAGTCAGCTCGCTGACGATCACTCTGGTATTCCGTCGTATTTGTCCGGTGACTTGAATGTTAAAGGTGCTGGTCGTACGGCTTCTGGGCTCTCCATGTTGATGGGGTCCGCGGGTAAAAGTATCCGTCAAGTTGTCATGCACATTGACGCAAACATTTTAAAGATTATTGTACAACGGCAGTTCACTTACAATATGCGGTATGATCCAGATGAGAGCATCAAGGGTGATTCACAAATTATACCACGCGGAGCAATTAACTTGGCGGTTAAGGATACGGTTAATACGCGTCGTGTTGAGTTTCTACAAGCTACGGCGAATGAGTTTGACATGGAAATCATCGGTAAAGAAGGCCGCGCGGCAATTCTCCGCGAAGTTGCTAAGGGTCTTCAAATGCCTGAGGATGAAATTGTTCCATCGCGTGACAAAGATCGGTTCAACAAAACCATAGATCAGAACGCGGCGCAGAAGCAGTTAGCTATTGAGCCACCAAACGGTGGACGGGATGGTACTACGGATACAAAGAAGCTCGACCCGGCTGGTAATCCTGCGGGCGGGACTAACAATGTTTCTAACCAATTTACGGGGCGGGCATAATGATTCAGCCTAATACCCAACAGATAAGAGCTTTCGCCCATGTCGCGCAGAACGTTCCTCTAATTGGCGAATACCTTAGAACACAGCGGGACACGGAGCTGAACCGGCTCCCAATAACCGCACCAGATAGCACGGCAGTCTCAAAGGGGCGTTGCCAAGTGCTTATGGAGATTGTAGATCTCCTCGATAAAGCCCCCGAAATTGCAGCAAAACCCGGAACGGGTAGCTGATTTAACCACGCACACCGATAGGAGCGTAAAATGGCAGTACCAGCGCAAGTTCAGAAGCAGACTGAGGCAGTGCAGAAACTACACGCGGAACTTTATCCCGAGGAACATCCGGCGTCGCCTGAAAATGGTGACGCCCCATCCTCCGTGGAACCAGTTGCCCCCGTGCAGACGACGCCACCGGCCGACAGTGCACCTGTTGTTGCACCTCCGCCAGATACCATTGAGCCGGTAGCTGGCAACCAAGAAGTAGACTTTGAGCAAAAGTACAAGACCTTGCAGGGTATGTATAATCATGAGGTGCCGCAGTTAAATGCGGCAAATCAGGACTTATCAGCCCGGCTGAGTCAGATGGAGGGACTTATTGCCACAATGCAATCT